GTGGCGGGTTGTCTGTAGAATATTGGTGCCCTGCTCCGCATTGGTTGACAGGTGGGGCATACTATAATGCTAATGTAAGGAATGAATTGTGCGCAGGTGGGACATATTCAAGAACGACAACGCTTGCGTCTATAAGAACGATCGACCCCGCTCAATATTCCGCACAAATAGAAGCATATACTGACGCTGTTGTCAATGATTTGGAGTATGTTCATCAGAACGTGGCACCCGTCCGATTATATACAATGGCGGCAGAACCAAGCGAAGGTGGACAAACAAAATACGGTCATTGTCACTGGGATACGAATGTGTACAATGACGTTTTTGCTGTTCTTCATCCTAAAGTGATGAACAGCCCTATATTGTCCGAGTATAACGGAAAGCAAAATATTGTACTTATGCACTTATGTGCTGACAACAATGGTTTTACTATTGGAAACGGCATGATTACAAATCATGCTAATTGGATATGGGGCTATTCGCATGATACTGTGCGGTTAATAAGTGGGCAAGATAACGGAGCAGGCGCGGATTTACTAAAAGACTTGACATACCCTACTGGGAGTGGTAGCAGTTGGAAAAATGTTTTTATCTGCGAGTATGAGTATTTTTCTGAAGATAAATCTAATTTGTTCCGTTTCGCCAATAATGTTGTAAGACTGATCTTCGAGTTATGGTATCGAAAAGCAAAAGTTATAATGCCGGTAATCCACATCTGCAAACCGACAGGACAATCCGCAAGCGCAACGAACACAAAGGGATATTGCCTTTATGCGGTAACGATGGAGACGGGGGATTATGAGACAAATGCATGGTCATATAATTCATGGAAAATGTTTTCTGATAATCTACCAATAGGAGCAGAACTTATAGATGGTGGAGATGGTGGACTGACGAACGCTGGATATGTTGTGTTTTTCAAAGATGGGAAAACATATGTATTTATGGGGAACTATTCCAACACAACAAAAAGAATCACGATTACATTTCCAAATAGTAAAACATTTGATTCAAAGCTATATACTCTCGATTATATCGGGGCAGAATTACAACCCGTTTCTGGTGACTCAATCACATTTGATATTCCCGCGTATAGCGGAATCGTTTGGATTGAAAGGGCAGAACTAACTTAAAGGGAACTTTAAACTGACCTATTCAAACCAACAGAACCATATTTTCGCACCCGTCACATGGCGGGTGCATTTCTTTTATAGGAGCAATCAAGCATGATTCCTATATTATACGATGGAACTGAAACACAATTCGCCTCTAACGGCATCGGGCGCCTGGCTGACGCTACTGACTGCAAAGTGACGGAAAAGCGCAACGGCGAGTACGAGCTGACGCTTACCTATCCGATCACCGGCAAGTATTACAGCCAGATCAAAGAGGGCATGATCATATCTGCCACGCATGACGATCATGGAGACCGGCAGCCGTTCCGCATCTATCACAGATCAGCGCCCATGGGCGGCCTTGTGACGTTTGATGCACACCATATCACGTACGACCTCAACCACATCGTCGTTGACCCGATCACGGCAACCAGCGCCGGTGATGCTTTCGGTCAGATCGAGCGGCTGACCACACCGTTGGTTCCATACTCTTTTTGGACGGATGTAACCACCGGCGGGACGTTTACCCTGTCCACGCCTGCTACCGCCAGAAGCGCTCTGGGCGGCGTCAGAGGGTCGATTCTTGACGTGTTCGGCGGTGAATATGAGTGGACAGCGGACAAGGTTTACCTGCGGAATGAGCGCGGCAGGCGTACGGATATAACGATCAGGTACGGCAAGAACCTGACCGACCTGACCCAGACCGTGGATGTGCTCGACACGTACAACGCCATAGTGCCGTTTTGGTTCGATGAGGAAACAGGCACCCTTGTCACGCTCCCGGAAAAATACGTTGCCAAAGCAGATATAACAACTCCTGTGCTTGCGGTGATGGATTTCTCTGCGGAATGGGAGAAAGCGCCTTCGGTGGAGGCCTTGAGAGCAAAGGCAACGTCCTACTTGTCGAATAACCGCCCGTGGGTGCCGTCTGAAAATATCAAGATCAGCTTTGTGCAGCTCTGGCAGACGGAAGAGTACAAGGATGTGGCAGCTCTGCAGCGTCTGGGTCTGTGTGATCGGGTCAATGTGTATTATCCCGCTTTGGGCATCACGGCAGAGCACGTGGAAATCATCAAGGTGGTCTATAACGTCCTGCTTGATCGGTATGACGAAATGGAGCTCGGGGACGCCCGCAGCACCTTCGGCGAAACGCTGATCAAGCCGATGGAGGAAGCCATCGAAGCGGCTACCCAAAAGCTCCCGACAAAATCCTTCTTGCAGCGGGAGATTGACCGTGCCACCAGCATCATCACCGGTGGAGGCGGCGGCAATGTCCTTTTTGTCTACGATTCGAACGGCAAATTTACGGACATCATGATAATGGATACCGCCGATCAGGCAACCGCTCAGCAGGTGCTGCGGATCAACATGGACGGTATCGGGTTTAGTTCCACGGGCGTCAATGGGCCGTTCTATTCGGCATGGACGTTGGACGGGCATTTCGTCTCAAATGCTGTTACTGCAGGAATGATGACCGCAAACATGGTCAGGGGCGGCACCTTTGAGCTTGGTGGTGCCAACAATGGCAGCGGCGTGCTTGTCGTTCTGGATGCCAACGGGAACGAGATTGGAAGATGGGACAATACCGGCGCAGAGATCACCGGCAACATCACGCTGCAGAACAACGGCGTTGATGCTGATATCAATCAGGTTGATGGGTTTTTCTTCAATGTCAGCCAATCTGTAAGAAGAGTCAGAAAAGTACAGGCATATGCTTTGCGGGTTGCGGGTGATTCGTGGGGTACGCATTCTGCCGACAGGTACAGGTCAAATGCATACGGTTTTATTACCAACGATATGCAGCAGATGTACAAAGAAACTGTCAAAACCGCTCTTGAATTATTTATCGCATATCAGGCCGACAGGGCCATAATCACGAAGTATGGGACAGGAAAGTATAGTTTCTGGAACGAATACGCAGGGCAAGATGGGTACATACTGGCGAACACGCTTGCCGACACAACAAATGACATCAGCGGATATGCTGAGCATGGGTTTTCTGAGGGTAAAGGGCAAATACTCCTGATTCTTCAGAACATTATCGCAATATGCTCAAGAGGATTTGCAAAAGGGCAATCATCCGGAAGCACTGGTTATATTGGCACAGATCAGGGACTTCAGGCAGACTATACTTCATCCTATTTTTACATCAGTCCGGACTATGGCGGCATTGCAATAAATTGCGGCGACGGAACAAGTGAAAGCGTTGCAGAAATTGATGTAAAAGGTACATTGCAGATGCGCCATGATTCACTACTGCGTGTATATGAGAATGCACAAGTAAATCTCAGTAACATCATCAGCGCATCATATAGCAATATCAGTGTAAACAATGGGACAGCTACCAAATATGTGCAGTTCCAAAGCACCTCATCCCGCCGTTACAAGCACGATATCGAGCTCCTGAAAGATGCGGAGCTTGATCCGCGCAGGCTGCTTGATCTGCCGGTGCGACAATTCATTTACAACGATGATGCTGTTCTTCAGTATGATGACATGGCGGATAAAACGCTTCCCGGATTCATCGCGGAAGAGGTAGCGGTGGTATATCCGTCTGCTGTCATCCGCAACCCGGAAGGCGGCATTGAATCATGGGATGAACGGCGAATTATTCCGGGAATGCTGGCACTGATTCAGGAACAGCAGAACACTATTGATACCCTTCAGGCACGCATTGAGAAGCTGGAAGGACTTGTTAACAAACTCATGGGAGAATGACATCATGCACATTGATATTATCGTCACGTTGGTAGTTGCCGTATTTGGCTCGACAGGATTCTGGACATGGATACAGAACCGCAGCAAGAAGAAGTCAGCGGAATCCCGTCTTTTGATGGGGCTGGCCTACTCAGAAATCATCAACCGGGCACAGTTCTGCATTTCCCGTGGATGGATCGAGGTTGACGAATACAACGAACTGGACCGCTACCTGTACCGGCCTTATGCAGAGATGGGCGGGAATGGAACGGCTCAAAAACTGATGACAGAAGTGCGAAATCTCCCTACAAGGAAGGAGGCAGGAAAATGATCTTTACAAAGAAATGGTTCTATGCGGCGGGCATCCGCGCCCTAAAAACGTGCGCACAGACGGCAGTGGCGACCATCGGGACGGCGGCCCTGATGTCTGAAGTCAGTTGGCCCGCGGTTCTGTCTGCTTCCGTCCTTGCCGGCATCCTGTCCCTGCTGACATCTCTGGCAGGGCTTCCGGAGGTAGATGGATGACCATAAACAATATCATTGATGTCAGCCAGTGGAACGGCACCATTGATTGGGATGCCCTTAGGCCCCACATCAACGGCGCCATCATCCGCTGCGGTTTTGGAATGGATCAGTATAATCAGGATGACTGGCAGTATGCTCGGAACATTGCGGAAGCTGAGCGGCTGGGCATCCTGCATGACATCTATTTCTATTCCTACAGCAAGGGAGACAGCACCCAGAGCGAAATAGAGCACGTCCTGAGGCTCGCAAAAGGCCATCACCCGGGCCACATATGGCTTGACCTTGAAGAACGCTCTTGTGCGCCGTATTTCAAGGATGTAGCCATTGATTTCTGTGTCGCTATGGAGAGGGCAGGGTATCAGCCAGGTATCTACTGCGGTCAGGAGTTCTGGGGCGGCGTTCTGTACGGCCTTGATCGGTGGCCCAAATGGATACCGGCATATGGTCGGAATGTCGGCGGTCAGCTGTACCCGTGGGCTAAGCCTACGGTCGGAATCCCGTACGTGGGATGGCAGTACACCAGTACGGCTGCATTTACGGGCATAGACGGCAACGTGGATAATTCCGAATGGTACGAGCCTTTCGGTGTATCTTCGGCGCCAACACCAGCACCAGAGCCGCAGGAAGCGCCCACAGGCTCCACGCTGGAACTTGCCGCACAGGTCATGCTGGGACGCTATGGTGCCGATCAGGCACGTATAGACGCCCTTGGAAGCCGCTACGAAGAGGTGCAGGGATTCATCAATCACATTTACAGTACTTCCGGGTATGAGCTTGCCAAAGAGGTGCTCACAGGCAAGTATGGCA